TCTGCTTGCTCTCTGGCAAAATCATATTCTTGAAGGCATTCGCGAGTAATAGGAAATTTCATTATATCCTTTACATGATATCTAGTTATCGATAAGTAATCCATTTTTAATTAACCTAAATATATAATGATATACATTAGCGGTATAATCTCTTTAAGTATTCAGGCGATTATTGGAGTCATTGACTATGCTGCGATAAGCTTAAAAGTAGATTTGAAAGATGAACTTCTAAAAGACATACTAAAAGTTGAATTCCTTGTTCAGATCATTGAATTCATATTTTACATATGGCTATTTTACTACTTCAAGAAAGGCTCCCAAAATATTACTCCATTTCGTTATTTAGATTGGGGGATTACTACACCCTTGATGTTGATTACATTATCTGCTTATTTGAGTCACGATGGAACTAAAACAACCAGATTACATGATTTTTTATCTGATAATAAACACTCTGTAATAAGAATTGTCACGTTAAATGCAGCAATGTTGTTCTTTGGTTTAATAGGCGAATTTGGGTACTTAAGCGCATATACTTCTACAGCATTAGGCTTTGTTCCATTCATTCTAAATTTTAAATATATTAAAGACACATTCTTACCGGCTGGAGATATTCTAAAAAGTTTTGTATTTTACTGGTTTGTCTTTTTCTGGTCTCTGTATGGTGTTTTTGCGGTTACAAAATATACCATTAAGAATACTGGTTACAACATTCTAGACATATTTGCCAAGAATTTCTTTGGTGTCTTTCTAGCATACATTATATGGTCTAGACATCAACCACTAGACATTGTTCACTGACAATACTATCATAAATAAAACACTTTAGTTCGCCTATTTCTTTGCGTGGGATAGCATTTTTACAATATCTAGCAATCGCTTTATACAACGAAAATCCGATATATCTATCTGCTTTGGGGTTTTTTTTGAAAAACAGAACACTTGTGTCATCCTCCAAAGTCATCCACTTAATAAACATGTTAAATAACGGTTGTTCCTGATATTCATCATATTTAGGACCCATAGGGAATATATCCCAAAATAAGGAAGTCGCCAACCTTGCTAAATCAAAGGATGGGTTAGGCTTGATTACAGCATGTTTATCCGTAAAAAAGGGTTGGCAATTATATTGTCCACCAGCTTCTTCCATCAAATCAAATTGGTCGCTCATAAATAACTTTGCTTCTTTCATGCTTGGCAACTTGATAGATCCAATACCTCTATCAAAATCTATAATCTTCATTAAATAACCATATGTTGGAACCTTATACGTTATACCAGCATGGAAATAATACAAGAATTCTTTATCAGTTTTCTTGAACATAATATTATTCCCATGGAGGTCGTTATGAGTGAATGCGAAGTTTCTCTGAGCATACGCCAACGCAAAAATAATTTGTGATATCCATGCTAGATGCTTATCCGATTCTGGATTTGTTTTCAACAGTTCATAGAAAGTTCCTTCAAGTTTCTCCATAATGGTTATTTGGACAGGAACGTTCTTAAAAGTTGCCCAAGCAAATGCTTCGTCTTCTGATTCTTCCGAACATACACTTCCATCAAAAGAACTTGTCAATGATTCAATTTGAAAAATATAAGAAGTTGAAACATCTGAAGTAGACTCTGTTTCTGCTTCTTCTTCTTCATCATGAAACAAAGGTGTGATTTCTGCTGCTGAAGATTCCGTATGATTAACTTCAAGTTCTTCTACAACACCCAAATCAGCCTCATCACCTAAACTCAAAGGAAGACGAGCAGAGCGAGTATATTCGATAGGTGTTCCAGTATGTTCGTCTAGTTTCAAATCAAACGTCTTACCAATATTTTGCGAGAACCAAGGACGTTCGGATAAATCTTCGTAATCATCTGAAATGTTGATTGTATGGCTTAGTGCAGTTCCAGTAAAGACACCAACAACTTCCGGAAAATGTTGGCATCCAGATTGAGATAAGGCAATAGAAAGTATAGACCCAACATATCCTGCTGTATTGTGGCTTTGAAGTTTCTTTTGAGCTTCATTTGCGTTTTCGGAAAGCATAGGTAAGCCAAATGTTCCGAAGTCACCCTTGATACATTTGAATGGGCTTAGAAGCATAGTAATTTTCGGATGAACTTCCATACTTCTGCCTGAAGTTAGTGTAGCAACGTTTCCAGAAACGGTGACAGCAGAATCAGACAACTTGATACCATAATTTTTTACTTGCTCCAAAGAGTTAGTTTTGAATAAACATTCGATCGGAGGAAAAAAGGGTTGGAGGTTGGTTACATTCCATAAGTCGTTTCTCTGAGGCAATCTACCAACGCTTAATGCTACAGGATTTGTCCTGAGTTCGGATTTACGCTTCATTTCTTCAATTATAATCCATACCATAAACCAATATAGAAAACTTCACGCAATGAACTTTCAGATTCGGAAGTTCAATATTCAGACAATAGTCGACCGATGCGAAATTGACTCGCGCAAATCTCCAATGATTGTATTGATTGGCAAAAAGGATACTGGCAAATCCTTTTTAGTTCGCGATATTCTTGCTAATACAAGGGCTTGCTTCCCCGTAGGAACTGTAATTTCTGGAACAGAAGTTGCTAATCCTTTTTTTCAGGATATGGTTCCTTCAAAGTTAATCCACGACAAGTATAGTCCTGCTATCGTAGTGAATGCTATAAAACGTCAATTGGCTGTTAAGCAGCAAAGAAATCATGATAAGAAAGCCCACGGCGGAAACTCAAATTCAGATCCTCGTGCTTTTCTGATTCTGGACGATTGTCTTTACGATAAGTCATGGATCAATGAAGAATCTACACGATATGTATTCATGAACGGAAGACATATTGATATGCTAACATTGATTACTATGCAGTATCCTTTGGGTATTACACCAAACTTGAGAACAAATATAGATTTCGTATTTATTTTGCGTGAAAATAACATCACAAACAGAAAGAGAATCTACGATAATTATGCTGGTATGTTTCCAACTTTCGAAATGTTTTGTCAATTTATGGACCAATGTACTGAAAACTATGAATGCTTAGTAATTGCGAATGGTGTTCAATCCAACAAATTAGAAGACCAAGTATTCTGGTATAAAGCAAGTGATCACCCGAGTTTTCGGTTATGTGATGATTCGCTTTGGGTTAATAATCAAGCATTTAGTTCTACAATGTTGGCTGGTGATGATTTTGATCCTGCTAAAGTTCAGAAAAAGGGTCCTCAAGTATGGGTTAAGAAAGGGCCCTAATTACTCGCGAATTGCTCCCTCGGTTGGGTGAACAGCAGGAGTATCTAGAATCGCCATTGCTGACTCCTTCTCCTTATCGGCCAAGGCGGCTGCGCGACGCCGCTCATTTTCTTTCTTCTGATCTTCAATCTTCTCGTTCTTACGCTCCTCGAAAAAGATGTCCTTATTGACCTCGTTTTCCTTGTATTTACGCATCATCTCATTGAGCTCCTTCTCAGCATACTCAACCTCAGGCATTACATTCTCAGAAGGATCCCAAGGCAACCAGCAACCAACCTTACCAATGTATAGGTTGTCGCGAGGATACCTGCGCTGAAGAACCTTCGTGAACATCTGAGCCTCCTCAACGTTCGAGAACACACGACGAACCTTCACGCCACGCACATTGGTGCGGAACTCATTCTTCTCCGTAAACTCAATATCCAAATCCTTCTCATGCTTCATGAGGAAAATGTTATACTTCTCCTGAATGTCAGAAGCCCGCACATCCGCATCATGAACCTTCTTGAACTCACTCAAGTCGTTCATTAAGTCCTCAATCTTCAGAGAATACTTCTTGCCAACAAAAGCCATAAATCCCTCCATGCCAGTCACCTTCCACTCATAATCAAGCCACTGAAGAAAGCGCTCATAGTAAAAGATTTCCTTCTGCTTGATCACCTTCTCGGGAGAAATAAAAGACATAATGGCATAGCGCTGCGTAGGAATCTCAGCATCCTCCTCGAGGTAATCGATCACTTGTCCATCTTCTTCTTTGGGGAGAGTCTCACGAGGCATTTTATTATTATATGCTGGCATGTCTGAAAGTGACTTTTTAACGCTTGCGTCCACCCTTCAAGACACCATCCTTGGGGGGCTTAGGTAGAGCAGGCGGCTTACCCCAAGCAGCTCTAAATTTATTGATCTGCTCTAATTTCTCGTCAGCCGTTATCAACTCTTCTGCTTCAGCCCTTCTAAGAGCCTTCTCTAAAACATCAAATGATCTATTCCAGTCTGGTTCGATTTTAGGCTCCGACGAAGTATCCTGTGCTTTAGGAACAACTGAAGGAACCCTTGATGGCAATCCTGTGGTTGAAACAACATCTGAAGCCATCTTGGCTAATAAAGACTTTGGAAAATCACAGTGGAGCGATATTATCATGTACAAACGCAATAATGTAAACGAAGTAACCAATAACCATGCGACACTAGTAGCCCCCGCTGTTTGTGGTTTTTCATACATGTAAGAAACTTCAATAAGCGCCATAGTTATCAGCAATGTGATAAACAGTGCTCGAACGCTACCCGATATTTTTGTAACATTCACCAATCCAGCCACAATATATACCAGAACGGCCCCATTCAAAGCAAAGGGAATCCACGAACCAAGAACACGAGATTCAAGTGTATTTCCCCACAAGTATGATGAACTAAATCCATAGGAAAATGATAGTAGGATGACCCCAAACACCGTTAGTAAGGTATCCTTTTCAATCATTCCTTTACATTTGTGTTAGGAATACATTCTCCGATACCAAGAGTCTGCTGTAGCATCACTGGCGCCTTCGCTCCCCTTCGAGGGCACTTAGCATGCTCCTTCCCTAAAATATGACCCATCTCATGTGATACCATATATTGCCTATAATCCTGTATATCCAACCCACTATTCTCCGCTCCACCAAACCATCGCTCAGCACAAAGATACATGTGTTTGCCACCCAAAAAAGCACAAGACAACATCGGACTATTCCCACAAATTTCTTCTATTGTTTTCGAAAGCGACATACGTATCCATACATCAGCCTTATATTTCTCAACAGGTTCGAAGAAATACCCATCCTGTGACCAACCATCAGGCGAGTTCAAATATATCATGATATAGAAATCTATTTGCCTCTCACCCGTGTTGTGTATCCTATACTTTTTTAGAACATCATCATCAATCGATACATGATAAGTTTTCTTAGTCATTCACTTTTCTTCGTTTGTAGAATATAAAATGGCAGATAAAAAGGAACCCGCGCCGTCAATGATGCCCGACATATCTGATATTGTCACTCGTCTTGTGAAATACGCCCTAGAAGGTGTGGCTGTAGCTATTGCTGCCTACTTCTTCTCAGGCAAACTAAAAATCAACGAAATCGGTATGATTTCGCTGACTGCGATGGCCACTTTCGCCATCCTTGATGTATATGCCCCATCTGTAGGAGCATCCGCAAGAACTGGCGCAGGCTTCGGTATTGGTGCTGGTCTTGTAGGCTTTCCTGCCTAAATGTTTTTAAACATGTCACACAACGCATCAACTTCCTTCTCAGTCTCCCTATCCACTTCACCAATATAATCAACAATCTCAATAATGGTCTTGTTGAAATTCAAGTATTCATGTAAATTAAACCAACGAGAGGTTTCATATTCCCTCATTAGTTTGTCCATATGAACATCTAACTCCAAACATTTTGCTCGAAAGGCTTGGTCAACTATGTATGGGTGGATGGTAGCAAATCCGTTCGTGAAGTGATCAGCATACATCTGAAGCAAAGAATAATGTTCGTCATACCAACTGCTTTCTCGATAAAATGGAAAGCTTTTAAGTTCTTGAACAATGGCATGTAGACGGTCATAGCGGTAATTGCATTCATCTTCTATATCCATCAAATTGTTTTGGTCTTTATTTTGATGTTCTAAATCCATTTTAGACTTGCTCGTATTATAGTATATAATGGCAACTAAAGCAACAATTCCAAAGGCCTTGCGTGAACAAGTATGGCTGAAAGTATTTGGTGCCAAATATCTCGGTGAAGAGACCGTCTTCTGTCTCGGACAAAGCCCTGTCTATGACTTCGAGTAACACCTCGCTGAAGAACAGGTAAGTGGACAAGCAGAACTTTCCAGACCTTTCATACGAGTCCATCATGTTGCAGATGTAGATATCTATGTCTATGCAGTTTTGTCGAAACTGTCTATCTGTAATGTCAGGGTGGATGTCAGTGAAGCCTTCTGTAAAATGATCACGGTATTCTTTTATAACAAGGTATTGCTCACGATACCACGAAGGTGGTTTGACTTGAGGGCTACCCTCCAAATCCTTTATCAGAGCCTTCAGCCTGTTGTAACGCATTTGCCCGTCCATTTTTTAAAACCAGTATATTCTAACCTTTGCTTTCCGCTTTCAATTTCTCTCTTGCGACGAACAGGTTTCTTCTCTTGCACAGGATCCTCTTCAACATACGTCTCTAGGAGGAACTTCTCTTGACATTTCCATGCTTCTTCTTCATACTTTTGTTCTTCGGCCCATTTCTTTGCCTCGCGTTTCGCTTCTCTCCTCTCATCTGCCAATATCATATCAGTTATCCAACAAGACATGATTTTGTGTATATTTTTTAAAATAGTATTAATCCATTTTGAATAAGAATTCTGTTTTTGAATCACGTTTTCCTTCAAAGTAAGAATCTATTATCCTGCCAAAAATTGAATTAGGAGAAATCAAATCAAATAAGGTCATTGATGATCTTAATTTTTCAGAATCACTTCCAAAAATTTCTTTAATAGTTTTCCCAGGGATTTCAATTGCACGTGTAATTTTACGTAAACGTAAACCCAATGTTCGATGTTTTAAAAATAGTTTTGCTTCTTCTATTGTCAATGAATATTTTTTATTCATTGCAGAAGGGTTAGGAGTAATACCATCAAGCTGTGGAAAAATAAACCACATCCAATGAGTTTCTTTTTCTCCTTCTGTAATTTCAGTTAATGCCTGTTTAAATGTAGATTTCTGGGCTTCAAGGAAGCGGTTCATTATATATAATGAAGGATAAAATACCAAAAGCCTTGCGCGAACAGGTATGGTTAGTTCATATGGGACCCCGTTTCGAACGCAAATGCCGGATTACGTGGTGTCAAAATAAAATCACCGTATTTGATTTCCAATGCGGGCATGATATTCCTGAGTCAAAAGGGGGTGAAACAATTCTGGAAAATTTAGTTCCGATCTGTTCGAGATGTAATTTATCTATGAGCAACACTTATACATTCAAAGAATGGAATCAACTATCAAAACCAAAATTGACATTAACAAAATGGTTCCAGCAATTCGTGTACAAGGAAAATGGTACAGAGTCCAGCCAAAACCCTACGAATCAGAACGGCAAACCTATAACATCGCATACAAACTTATCCGCGAAGGCTGCTCTCCCGAGGTAGCATATCGAGAATGGTTTGAACAAGAAAGAAAGGACGCTAAACTTTTATACCCGTCATTTCGTAAGGATGAATAACATACTACAAACAACTTTGTGGGTTACGGCAACATTTATTTTGCTTGTTCTCGTTTTCAGATTTGTGAAAGGCTACTATCCGGCAAGTACCTTTATCATAGAAGACCCTCCCATGGAACATAATGGACTTGATGAAGATCAAGCAAGGTTTATGTTTTTTTATACAACATGGTGTCCTTGGTCTGTAAAAGCACAAAAATCTTGGAACTCTTTCAAACAAATGTTAAAAAATAATCCTACAAAATATGGAGGCAAAACTATCCTGTTCGAAGAAATCAATGCCGAGTCAGACAAGGGAAAAGCAGCCCTATACAACGTAAAGCACTATCCAACATTCAAATTAGAAACAACTAAGAAGGTGTTTGTATTACAAGCTGTTCCAGACCCTGCTACATTTGACGTATTCTTAACTGGAACGCTCGGCAAAAAAACTTCTAGTTGATTCATATCCTGCTTGTATCATCTCTTTACGTTGCTTTTCCGAAACATCTGAAATTCCAGAAGACAACTTATAAGTTAATCGAATATTATTTGGATGTTGTCGACTTTTTAATTCATATATACATGAAACCTTATACAGACTATACAGGAATTCAGGATAGGTTAGACTCTTAATACTTTCTGGAGTTATTCCAAAATTATCATATCTTATAGAGATTTCTAATGTTTTCTCTCTAAGGTATTCTGGAATATAATCCAACATCATATTTGTCAAGTAGCCTCCATCAATAAATAAGTTATTGTTGATTTCTTGAGGACAAAATATTAATGGAATACAACAAGATGCTCTGAATGCCTTTGTTATCGGAACATCTCCTTGAAAAACAGTCAAACATTTTTTAGTAATATTTGATGCGCAAATTCGCAATCGTAATGGCGAATCTGAAATCAACTTTCCTCGTAAATCTACACCCTCGCTCAGAAACATATCAATAAAAAACTTCTCTAAATTATCCATTTCGAAAAATCCTTTGGTGTCAAAGTTATCCTGTAATCTATCTATTGTCAAGCCTTCAAAAAATATCTTATCGAATGATTGAAACTTTTCTGCCATTCGCTGAATAGCATCCAATTTCAATTGAAAAGCCAATCCAATAGCAAAGATAGAGCCAACCGAACACCCATAGATCTCATCAAATGTCATGCCAATTTCTTCTAAGTATTTGATGGCTCCGATATGTAAGATTCCTCTTGTTCCTCCACCGCCCAACGCCAAAATTCTAAATGGTTCCATTTAATAAGAGAATCTCACCATGATGAAAGCCAGAGAAGTGTGGGATGAGCAAGAAGAACACAGACTATATAAGATGGGTGCCATGAAACCTATATTAGCCCAAATAGAAGGCAAAGTTAGGGAACAAGCAATTCGGAATGCTAATGCTCCTTATATTCTATTCGAGGTTCCATCATTTGTTTTTGGATATCCCTTATTCAACTTCAAAGATGCCATAAATTATTTGCTTGGGGAATTGCTCAAGGCAGGATTTTGGGTCTGGAATGTAGAAGAAAAGTATTTGCTTATTTCATGGCTAAAACCAGTAAAGACGCGTGATTTAGGCAAACCTATGCTTGTTACAAATTATCGCCCACAAGTATATGATTCAACATTTATGTAGTAATATATAAATGAGCCCATTTATCATAGGAGGTATTTGCGCCTTTCTGATAATTGCTGGGGTTGTAGTATGGGTAAGCATTGAACACCGTAAGATTAAACGGAATGTAGTATTATTCTCGGGATTACTCGCTTCAATAATAGTCTTACTTTACGGAGAGTTTGGCCCCGGGGGAGGTAATATGTGGTGGAGACTCGCTGCCGATGGTGAACATAAGTTTAATGCTGGCGGGGTATACACACTTCTATTTTCACCATTAAATCCTAATGCTATTTGGCTATGGAGTCCAGAGTGGTGGATTCAAAATGTATTCGTTCTGACTCCTATGATACTAATTTCGATGACATATATTAGTCGTAAATAATAAATGGGCAAATCTTATGCTGGAGAAAATCTGGCAGTTACTGGAAATGCTGCCATCTTAGCAATTCTTCATACAGCTTATGGCGCTTTCATTTCTTATCTGTTTTATTACTTATTTGACGAATTTGATGAACAGTGGAAGAATCGCAGCAACCTTTACAAGATTACAGATGTGATGGTAGAAATTATGTTAATTGCTACATTTGGTTATTGGGCTTCTGAAACAACATTATTACTTTCTCCCATATTCCCAGTATCAAAGGCCAAGGAAATTTCTGTTGACTCGTGGGTCTCAGGTATCTTCTTTGTGATTGCTCTGTTCTTATTCTTGGATGGTCTAACAGACAAACTCAAATATTTACAGAACCTTTTCTTCGAAGATATTTTCTCAAAGTGGCTTCCTCAATATGGTTCTTTAGTTGATTTAAATCTTTCATATACGCCTGTGACCGAAGAGGAGAAGAAGAACGCAGCCGAATCACCTCACGCACACATTACAACAGCCTCTTCACATCCTCATGTTGTTCGTAGTAAGTAAAACGGAATCATTTTAAAGTCTGGTAAAGAAACATCAAACATAATGTGTAATCACACATTTGAAGTTGATGATGGTGAATATATATGTATTCTTTGTGGAATTATAGGAGACCGATTTATTGATGAAGGTGCTGAATGGAGAAATTACGATGACGGAAAAGAAGAAAAAGGTCGTACTGGATTTACAACGTCTGACCTTTTGCCTAACTCATCGTATGGTTCAGTAATTTCATTCAAAGGCATATCATCAACCAACACAAACATGAAGGCTCTTCAACGCCTTTCTACATGGTCATTATCATCTAACTCGGATAGGTCGTGGTTGGGCATTTTCGATAATATTCAAACTGCTTGTGGAATGTATCATCTACCCAAATCAATCATTATGGATGCGTGTGGACTTTATAAAACATTGGAAGATGCCCAAAAGGTTCGTGGAGAAACACGTAGGGCTTTGATGGGAGCAACTGTATATGTTTCTTGTCGACAGAATGGAGCATCTAGAACGTATGAAGAAGTTGCTGATATATTTCGTGTAAGTATTCGATCATTGTGTAAAGCCGTTTCCAGATTTAGTGTGATGGAGAATACCGTTCTTCAAACCCAGTTAGGAATCGCAGAACGATTGTGTGCCTCGCTTTCACTGAACGATAAGCAAAGAAATGATATCTTTAAAATTCTGCTTGATATTTCTACCAAGTCAGAAGATGATTTCGAACATACGCCTAAAACAATTGTTGCTGGTGTCGTAGCATATGTAATGGGATTCAAAACTAAGGCTCAAATGAAACCTGTAGCCGATGCTTCAGGTGTATCTGCGCTGAGCATTCATAAGTTAGTTTCTAAGATTTAGAACAATGGCATCTTTTGCGGCTCCGTTAAATCTATCAAATGTTCTACAAGTATATTTAGGCACATCAACGGGAAGTATGAATGGCCTTAGAGGAAAGTATTATTATACGCCCAGTAATCCTCCATCGGTTCTACAGCAAATACCGCCAACTGGTAATTTTTCATTATCAAGCCTAATAGGTCAAACGTATTATAATGGTCCAACATTTGCTGGCCCCCTTTCAATTACAAGTCTGGGTGCTATAAGTTATCCTCCGAATGCTCCTCTTCCGGTGTCATTCTCATTAAGTTTGGTAGGTGGTGGCGGAGGCGGCGGCGGTGGTGGAGGAGCAGCTATCGCATTTGGTGGCGGTCCTGGAGGCGGTGGTGGTGGAGGAGCGTCACTGACAACTGGACAGATTAGTTTTAGCCCTAGTGGATTACTATCTGCTATTGCTTTGCCTGCCGGTGGCGCTGGTGGCTATGGTGGCTTTGGCGGCGGTGGCAGTGTAAATACCGGTTCCGGCGGCGCTGGCGGGAATGGTGGAAGTGCTAATGTTATCTATGTTAGCACAACATATT